GATCGTTTGATTGAACTCTTTGGTGTTGCAGTAATCATCGCACATCATACTGGTAAAGAAAGAGCCGACGACGCTTCGTTTATGTCAGCACGTGGTGGTTCTGCTTTTGCTGGGTGGATGGATTCTGGTATCAAACTCATGGGACAAAAGCCAAATGTAACGATGTTCTATGAAGCAAGAAACGCAAGGGAGCCAGATACACACTTGGCTAGATTTGATTTTGAAAAAGGAACATGGGACATGGTTGATTTTGACGAGGGTCCAGATGAAGTAGATATTGCTCAGAAGGTAGCTGATGCAATGGATAGAATTACTTTCTATACAAGACAAGAGTTAGAGATCTTGGCAAGACAAGCGTTGAAAGAAAACAATTTACCTAGTGGCGAACGAGCTGCAAGATACGCGGTTAGTCATGTGCAAAAGTATTTAGGCGATATAGTTAAGACTCATGCTATCCCTGGAAAACAAACTTGGCATTATCGATTTGATAACAAGGGTAGGAAACCTTGGGAATGATTGGTACAATTTGTATATGAAAGTTTTAAGTTTATTCGATGGCATGAGTTGTGGTCAGTTGGCACTGAATAGACTCGGCATCAAAGTCGATAAGTATTACGCAAGTGAGATAGATAAGTATGCGATACAAGTTACTCAAGCAAACTTCCCAGAAACAATACAAGTTGGCGATGTCTGTAATTTAAAAGCAGAAGATTATCAAGACATAGATTTAATTTTAGCTGGTAGTCCTTGCCAAGGCTTTAGTTTTGCTGGTAAGCAGTTGGCTTTTGATGATCCGCGTTCAGCGTTGTTCTTTGAATTTATTAGATTGTTGAAAGAGATCAAGCCAAAGTATTTTTTACTTGAGAACGTCAAGATGAAGAAAGAATTTCTGGAAGTCATTACCGATCAAGTATCAGCTTGTTATCCAGAGTTTCAAGGTAAAGATTTATTTGGTGGCAAGATTGAACCGATATTAATTAATAGTGCTTTGGTATCAGCACAATCTAGACAAAGATATTATTGGACAAACATACCTAATGTTGAACAGCCAGACGATCTGGGCATAGTATTGAGAGATGTTTTAGAAGACGAAAGTCAAGCAGATTTGGTTGGCAATAACGGTAGAGAAGCATTTAAAGAAAATATACAGAAAGGCACTGCTTTATTAGCTAGAGATTGGAAAGGTTGGAATACTTATGGCATGACTGGAGTACAAACTACACCCAAACAAGTAGGTATAGCATCAGATATTAATGGTCATGACATTTTAAAAAGAGTGTATAGCCCAGATGGTAAGTCGCCTACTTTGAATACTATGGGTGGCGGTAATCGTGAACCCAAGGTAGTTTCTGGAGGTGCTTTTCGCGGTAGAGCTTACGATGATAAAGGCAAACGCATGGATAAAAATGGCAACTCGGTAGCTAACAAAACAAAACAAATGTTAGAAATGAGAAAAGACGATAAAGCAAATGCAATAACTACAGTAGGCAAAGATAGTATTGTGGTATCAGAAAAAACTAATCAGATAAATCCTAGTAAAAAAGCTAGTGGCAGACAACCTTACATACAAGACAGAGTCTTTCACAAAGATGGTAAGTCACATGCTTTGACAGAGTCTTTTGCTGACAGAACAAATGTTGGCGAACACAGTGATTTAACTTGGCGGAAACTGACGCCCTTGGAATGCGAAAGATTGCAGACAGTCCCAGACAATTACACTGATCATGTATCAAAGACACAAAGATATAAGATGTTGGGTAATGGTTGGACAGTCAGTGTGATCTCACATATCTTGAGTAATATGGAGAGTCAATGAGAAACCCATACAAGATAGAAGGCCCCGCATTGATTAGTTTCTCTGGTGGTAGAACGTCTGGCTTCATGTTGAAGCAGATAGTAGATGCTCACGATGGTGTCCTCCCAGAAGATGTGCACATAACTTTTGCAAACACTGGTAAAGAAATGCCTGAAACTTTGGATTTTGTCAGAGATTGTGGCGAACATTGGGGCGTCAAGATCAATTGGTTAGAGCTAGAGATAGGTGAAGAACGGCCGATATATCGTACAAAAATAGTGAACTATGAGTCAGCTTCTAGAAATGGTGAGCCCTTCGCTGCTTTGTTAGATAGAAGGGCGTATCTACCTAACCCAGTAGCTAGATTTTGCACAGCCGAGATGAAGATTAGAAGAATGAAAGATTTTATGTGGAAGGTTCAAGGCTACAAACACTGGGACAATATCCTTGGTTTGCGACATGACGAGCCGAAGCGTGTAGCCTCATCGCGTAATGCTTCGACTAAGGAGCGTTGGGATAACTACATGCCTATGTATGAAGCAAAGCATGGGATAGATGAGGTATTAGAATTTTGGCAGAAAGCTAACTTTGATCTGAGTTTACCGACAATCAATGGTCAAACAGTAGCTGGTAATTGTGACTTGTGTTTCTTGAAGGGACGCAAAACTCTCAATGCCTTGATGAAGGAACGACCTGATCTAGCAGATTGGTGGATTGCCCAGGAGAATAGATTCGGTAATGAGTCTGGCGCAACCTTTCGATCTGACAGGCCGCCCTACATTGAGCTCGTTGAGGAGGCAAAAAATCCTAAGATGTTGGATCTATTTGAGGACGATAGTATGTCGTGTTTTTGTCATGATTAAGCTAAAAAACGGTTGTGCAACGCTAATTGGCGATTTTGCACAGCGTCTGAAAAAAGTCAATAAAATCAATGACTTAACGATTGTGCAGTTGTGCAAGTGCACATGCCTGCACATGCGCACAGCGTACGCTGAAACCCTTATGTTTATTGGGTTGTGCAGTTGTGCGGTTGTGCACTTCTATAAGAAGGGAAAGAGTGGGGATAAATCCCACATTCCCACTCCCTTTTTCTTTCTTAATATAATTAATAAAACAGTGAGGTAAAACATGGGAAGAGTAAAATGAGAGGTACAAAGATAAGGTACAACGGAAGGTTGTCAGAAAAAACATTAGAAGATGTAAGAATCGGTGTGAATAGGAGATTGAATGCAAAGGAAAAGCAAAAGGCCAAAGTTGAACGATGAGATTATTCATACTGAATACACTTACGATAGAGTTAATCGAGGAAAAGTAATACAATTATTAGATATGCAGTTTTTGTATCAGATGAAAGATGGTTCAATAAGGCATTGTATGTTTGATGAAGACTGGAGATTTGTAACAGATGGCAAAACCAAAAAAGAAATTAACTAAAATGCAAGAGGTCTTTGTGAACTTGATGGTGTATCAAGATCTCAATCAAAGTGAGTGTGCTTTTCGTGCTGGATTTAAAAATCCAGAAGTTATTGCCAGTCGTATGATGAACAATGAAGAATATTCGCATGTCCAAGAGAGGATTAGGGATATGAAAGCTCTGCAAAGGAAGAAGTATGATATTACTTTTGAGAATGTAGCCGGGAAGTTAGCAACAATTAGAGATGCTGCGGCATCAGATGGATCGTATGGACCTGCAGTAAATGCTGAGATAGCCAGAGCAAAATTAGGCGGACTCATGGTTGATCGCAAGGAAGTGCGGTTTGGTAAGATTGACTCTATGAGTAGAGAAGAACTGGAAAATAGATTGAATCAACTCATAGAAGAAAATCAAATCAAATCAATAGATGGAGAAGTTAGAGTAATAGAGGACGAAGATGATAGTACAGAAGATAAAAGATTATCTGGAAGAAAGTAATTCTCAAGGAATACTTATTGATCCAGAACAATTATTAGAATTAATTGGTGAATGGGAAACTGAAGAAGATTAGTCTCCTAATTCTCCACCTTCTGCGAGTTGTACTATTCTTTTAGATCTAGCTACTGGATCAGATATTAAAAGCATTGATATCAATTTATCGTTTTCGTAGCCACAAATTGCGTTGTTTTCTATTTTAAATTTAATCATCATTTAAATTATCCTCGTGTGTTGCGATCAATTTATTTAAATACCATCTTGCTTTGCGCAAATCATCTAGCATTTTTCCTTTGTATTCATGACGCCAGACATATTTCATAACATTACCTTTGAGATAACCTTGAAATTGTCTAGTGGTCATTGAAGCTTGAATGGCCTCAATACATTCAATATCCCCGGTGTTGTAGTGTGATGGGTTGTTTATTAAATCTATTGCGTTTGTTTTTTTATTCGCCATTGTTTACATTCCTACTTGTTTTCATATAACAAGCTCGGCAAAATCCTTTTGGATATTCATGTGGCCTAGTCATCTCGCCATTTACCCAAAGACCTTCTTCTTCCGGGACTTGTGCGTTGCAACTATCACAATAGTATTCAACAGCTTGAACGCCTTTCTTCCAAATAATTACTTCCATTAGTATTTTTCTCCAAAGATTATATTAAATTCTTCATCTGTAAGATCCAAACGAAGTTTAATAATATCCCAGGCGTTGTCAATTTGTGCGTCCTCTTCGGTATATGGCTTTGCTCGATTGTCAAATAGTTTTTTCTCGATCACATTTACAGCTTCAACTGGCGTCATTTTATTTTTCATGTTCCCTCACAAATTCTAAAAGTTCTTGTAGTTTGTCTAAAAGATAATCTTCATAATCAGACTCATCTGCGAGTCTTTGCGACAATTCAATAACTAATTCGCTATATTTCATGCGTCCTCCTAAATTCTTCTATATCCTCTGGTAGATCAACAGAACAAATTTCTCCACCAAGCCAATCTGTTGATTCCCAATCTTCATCAAAACAAGACTTACCAGCAATCTCCTCTGCTTTTTCATAGGTATCAGCTTCTACTTCTATTTGTAAACATTCAGTAGCTATCATTTCAAATTTATATTTCTTCATGCTTCCTCCTCTTGTAAAAAAATATCTTGGTTATCTGATTGAATGCTTTGGTATTTATCTGGATTTTCTTGCATATCCTCTTGAGTCCATTTTTCTGCTAAATCCCACGCTAGATTCTCTTGATCTAAAAAGCTAACAAATTTTTCAACTGTTATCTCATCAATAATAGTTCTCTCGCTACTATCAATAACATCATTTATTATTTGTTCGTCTTCAACTATCGACCATTGCGAATTGTCAGCAGTTTCATTTTTAAATAATGGTGCTGTCCACAATTGATAAAAATAGCCATCAATAGTTTCCATAATATAAGCATTGCCTTCATACTTAGGAACAGTATAAATTTCTAATTGGTTATCGTTTTTCATTATTTATTCTCCATTATTTTATAGCCATCTTCTTTTTGAAATTCATAAGTAGTACTGCCTTCAACCAAGCCATCACATTCTTGACAGATTTGTTCCATATCAATACCACTTTCCCTTTGCACAAACTCCCAACCTTCCTTGCAGTTAGTACAACTTCCAAGCACTTCAAAGACTTGATCTTCTAATTTAACTTTCATACCTTTTTTATATTTCATTTCAACACCTACAAAATTTAATTATTTCTTGGTCTATCTTGGGCGATAGTTCGTTTAATATGTTGATACCGCCTTGATACCTAGTAAAAAATTCACACGACCAACCGTCAGATTTAAAAGAATAATCATCAGATGGTTTGCCAATTGCGTTTTCAATCACGCCTATGACATTTAGTGCGAGTCCTTCATACTCTTGATCTAGATTATTAAAGTCTAATCCGAACATGCACCAATCATTTATGTCCTCTGGGTATTCGTTAACCCATTCATACTGCGGATTAAGTTCATCATCAAGTTTTGGTTCAAATAAATCTGCTTGATTTATCAGCCAGATTAAGTCCTCATGGTCTGTTTTATAGCCAAAGTGAATACACCCCCCTCCACTATGGAAGGGGAATAGCTTTTCATTTTTGCTTAGTAATTGTTTGCTAGTGTCTTTCATTATCCTAACTCCTCGTCCCATTCAAATTCCCAACCAAGTTTAAGACATAACTTTTTATAAGTTTCTCTGCCACTTGTAGTCATTGATTGATAATCCCAACCGAGATCGTCAACCAAATTTGCGATTATTTGGTACTGTTTAACTCCTATCTTTGAGATAAGTTCTTTTCTATTATCTTTCATTAGGCGACCTCCTCAAGTTCGTTTAAATAATCTGCTATGATTTCTTCGCCTATGATATAAGCGTACATATTCACAACTTTTTCTGGTTCAGATAAATCAGTATAAACTTCTCCGAAGTTATCTTGCTCATAATCTTTAATAAAATTAATTACATCAAAAGCCATATCACCTAGCCATTGTTTAGCTTGATAAGTGCCTATAATGTAATAGTCAGTATTAAAAGCGTGATGGTGGATATCATCTTTGTTTTCTTCTATCCATTCAACATCTTGGTCGTTGATAAAATCATCAAAGTATTCTTTGATTTCTTCTTTTTTATAATCCATTGTTATTCTCCTTCTTAGTTAAAATATTCAAAGGGTCGAAAGTAAGAATAAAATTCATAGCCTTTTTAGTATTTTTAATAGACTGTAACTCTTTGAGTTTCTTTTCATTTATTTTCATTGTTTTTCTCCTTGAAAATGGTTAATTAATATAAGAATTATTACATATTTTTACAATATGTGCATGACTATTTACATAAAATGACATATATATTTTAGATAATAAAAGTTAATAAACTTTTTCGCATTCAATTGATATAGATTAATAAACACGATTTCGACCCCCTCGCACACATAATCAAAATGTTTTCAGTTTGATCTAGTGCGATCTGCGGTTTATGAAATAAAAAAAAATCCGATCTGCGATTT